CAGGTGGCTCATATAAACCCTTTGACTTTGTAAAGCTGTTACGCAACACAAGAAATGGTGCTGATGGTTATGGTGTCACAGAGGAGCTGGGCAAGGCTCTAGAGACAGCATATAAAACAATGATTTATCAGCTCAGCCTTGTCAAGAAAAACGGCAACAAACGAGGCTTTTTAAAGTCAGACAGAAAACTCGGTCAGGATGAGATCAATCTGTTAAAAAAGGCGTGGAATAATCTTTACTCTCTTGAATCAGACACAGAGGACAATGTTGTTGTCTTAAATAATGGGATTGATTTTAAAGAGGCATCAAATACAGCTGTTGAGCTCCAGCTCAATGAGACAGTCAAATCTCTCAATGATCAGATAAAAGACATTTTCCATATAACTGATGATTTTGAGATGACATTCAAGCTGGCAATATATCCCATCATCAAGGCATTTGAGACAGCTCTCAACAGAGACTTGTTGCTTGAAAAGGAAAAGGGTAAATTTTTCTTTGAGCTTGATGTCAAAGAGATCATCAGAGCAAACATCAAGGAGAGATATGAGGCATACAAGATTGCAAAGGATTGTGGTTTTATGACCATCAATGAGATGAGGCGGTCTGAAAACATGAATCATATTGAGGGGCTTGATATTGTTGATCTGGGGCTGGGCTCTGTTTTGTATAATATAGACACACATGAATATTACACACCAAACACAGACACAGTGAAAACTGAGGCTGATGATGCAATCATTGATGGTGAGGAGGATATGACATGAGAATAATAATCAGAGCTGATCATGTGCACATTGAGGGTTATGTCAATGCTGTTGAGAGGCTGTCAAAGCCTATCACAGAGAGGCTGGGCACATTCAGAGAGAGAGTGAGTGCTGGCACATTCAAAAAGGCTCTTGCAAGAGCTGAGGATGTCAGGATTCTTGAAAACCATAATATGAGCCGTGATCTGGGTGGCATCAAGGATGGCAATTTGCATCTGGTTGAGGATGCAATAGGGCTCAAGGCTGAGACTGACATTTATGATCAGAGAGCAATTGATGATGCAAAGGCTGGCAATTTTGTGGGCTGGTCTTTTGGGTTTTACCCTATTGAGAGCCGTGACACTGAGGAGGATGGCATGCCCATCAAAGAGCTCCATGACATTGAGCTTGTTGAGGTGTCATTGCTGACAAAGAATCACACACCAGCATATGATGGCACACTGGTCTCTGTCAGAGACCATGATGAAAAAATGGTGCTGGGTGAATCCATGTTTGCTGAGGCTGTTGAGATCAGAGAGGATGCAACAGAGACAGAGACAGATGAGGCTCAGACAGCTGAGGCAACAGCTGAGACTGAGACAAAAAAAGAGGTATCAAGCATGTATTATGCTCGATATAAAAACATGATTGCCCTGATGGGTGAATGATCAAATTTGAAAAGGAGGAAAAAATCATGTTTAATTCAACAAAGGCTCAGATTGAGAAAAAGAATGATCTCATCAAGAGGGCTGAATCCATTGTCAATCTGGCTGAGACTGAAAAGAGAGAGCTCACACCTGATGAGGCTCAGGAGCTCGCTGAGATCAGAGATGATGTCAAGAGAATCAAGGAGATTCTTGAGATCACTGATGAGCTTGACAGTGCAAGAGCATGTGGTGATGTTGCACCTGATGCAAAGCCTGAGAGAGAGGCTGAGGGTGAGACCAGAGAGCTCATGGAGAGGAGATCATTTGAGGCATATCTCAGAGATCAGGTGCTCAGCACAAGAGATGGTGCTGTCAACATGACTGAGGGTGCAAATGGTGCTGTCATTCCTGAGACCATTGCAAAAAAGATCATCAGCAAGGTTTATGACATTTGTCCGATTCTTGAGAGGTCTGACAAGTATGCTGTCAAGGGTGATCTCATCATCCCTTATTATGATGAATCTGAAACAGCAATCACTGTTGCATTTGCTGAGGAGTTTGTTGATCTCACCAGCTCTGTTGGCTCAATGACACAGATTGCACTCAAGGACTATCTTGCTGGTGCTCTGACACTTATTTCACGCAAGCTCATAAACAATGCTCAGTTTGACATTGTTGCATTTGTCATTGACAAGATGGCATATGCAATTGCAAGATTCATTGAGAATGTTTGCATCAATGGCGGTCATGAGGATGCTGGCACACATGTCAATGATGTCAAGGGTCTCAAGGGCTCTGTCACTCAGCTGGTTTATGCTGGTAGCACATCTGAGATTACAGCTGACAATCTCATTGATCTCAAGGATTCTGTCAAGGATGCATTCCAGAATAATGCAATCTGGATTATGAACACTAAGACAAGGACAGCTCTGAGAAAGCTCACTGATGATGTGGGTAGATTCTTGCTCAATGATGACATCTCCTCACCTTTTGGCACAACACTGATGGGCAAGCCTGTCTATGTATCTGACAACATGCCTGAGATAGCATCTGGTGTAAATGCCATTTATTATGGTGATATGGCTGGTCTTGCTACAAAGTTCAGCGAGGATGTCAACATTCAGGTGCTCAGAGAGAAATATGCAACACAGCATGCTGTTGGTGTTGTAGGCTGGGTGTCTTTTGATGCTAAGGTTGAACAGGCACAGGCAATCTCAGCTCTGGTTATGAGCACACAGCCTATCTGAGATTAAACTAATAAGGAGGGCATCACATGGCTCTGTATAAAGCAAATAAATCATTTTCTGGCTTGATTCACATGAAAAAGGGTGAGATCAAGGAGATAAACAACAAGGCAATTGAGGATGATCTCATTGCATCTGGTCTTGCTGAGCCTGTTGGTGCTAAAAAGCCAGATGAATCAAACCAGCCTGTTGAGGCTGTTGAGGTAAAGCCCACAAAGGCAAGAAAAACCAAAAAGGCTGACAAGGCTGGTGATTCAAATGGCAAATCCTAACACAATCCCTAGTGTTTCAAAAGTCAGCGACATTACAATCAGTAATATCTCTGATTATCTCAGAATCCCTGAGACAACATCTGACATTGAGAGCTTTTTGTCAACAATACTGACAACAGCTAAGGATTACATCAAATCATATACTGGTCTTGATGATGCTGGCATGGATGCTCATGCTGATCTTTGCATTGTTGTATATGTGCTCTGTCAGAGCATGTATGATGACAGGTCAATGTATGTTGACAAGAGCAATCTCAATCAGGTTGCTGATTCAATACTCAATTTGCATGTGACAAACCTATTACCAAACAGCTGAGGGCTGATTTATGATTGATGCTGGCAAATACAACAGGAAAATCCAGATTGTTGCTGACACAGTGACAAAGGATTCTCAGGGCTTTGATGTCATCACACCTGTTGTCAAATTATCTCCATATGCTGAGGTGAAAACAACAAGAGGCATGACATTGATTGCAAACGGCTCTGACTTTGAAAAGGCATTTACTAGATTCACAATCAGAAAACCAGCCACAACAGAGATCACTCGCAAAATGTTTGTTTTATTCAATGGCAAAAAATACTCAATTGAGTATATCAACAACATTGATGAGGCAAATGTTGAGCTTGAGCTCCAGTGCAAAGAGGTGACACATTGATGGCACATTATACACTTGAGACACCAGCTGATGTTATGAGAGAGTTTGATGATTTGCTCAAAAACTCTCAGCACATGATTGATGATATGGTCACAGCTGGTGCTGAGGTTGTGCTTGCAAATGTGAGGCAAAATATGCCAGCACAGCTCAAAAAGCATGCAACGGCTCAGACATTACACTTGACAAGGGTTTACACAACACCCTCTGATGATGGTAGAAATTGCGGTGTCTGGTTTGGAGGTTACATGCAAAACTCAAAGGGCAAAAAGACACCCATTGAGCTGGTTGCAAACATGTTTGAGTATGGCTCAAAAGAGAGAGAATATCCTAAGCACCCATTTTTGAGAAAATCTTTTCACAAGAGAGAGATTGAGAGGGCAATGCTTAAAGCTCAAAAGAAATACATACAAGAGGGGGATGACATGAGATGATGAATCAAGAAATTGAGACCATCTTTGCTGGCTTTACAGTCAACAATGTTGCAATCCCTGTCTCTTTTATGTTTTACAATGGAGATGCTGACACATGGGTTATATATCAGAATGTTGATAACTACAACTCATATGCTGGTGATGATGAGCTTTTAGGATATGTGACATACTATGATTTTGAGGTTTATTCAAAAGGCAATTTTATGGCGGTCATGCAAGCTGTCAAGGCAAAGCTGATTGCAAATGGCTGGTCATTTGTGCCTGAGTATTCGTCAGCTGATCAGTATGACAGGGATTCAAGGGTATATAGCAAATCACTTTGTTTTGCAAAACCTATACAAACAAATCTTTAAGGAGGATATAAGACATGGCACAGACAACGATAACACAGGCTTTGCTGTCTCTTGCTAAGGTTTACAATGTAGATGAGAGAGCAATCATGCCTGATGATACATCAGCTGAGATCATCCAGCTCATTGCTGGTGGCATTGTTTTTGGCTCATCTAATGTCACACCCTCAGCTCCAGAGGGCACAACAGATTACTGGGGCACAAAGGCAAGTCAGATTCAGACTGGTGTGACAATTGCTGATGGTGCTGTCACAGGCACATTGCACAAGCTCACATCTGGTCAGCTCGTCACTGACTGGGGTGAGGGTTATTTCTTAGCACTCAAGTTTACAAAGAATAATGCAAAGGCATCCAGCATCAAGGTAGGTCTGAGACCATCAAAGGGCTCTGGGCTTGTTGAGCTTGATGCTGACATGGATGGTGTCTTTAAGATCACAGACAAAGATGCTCAGGATTTTGAGATTCTTTGCTCTGATGGCAATGTCTCATATAGCATCATTCTTGATCTCTCTGGTCTGACACTTGAGGCATAATAAAAATTTTCAAAGGAGGATAAAGTCATGGCAAAGATAGGTTTATCAAATCTTATCTGGGCAAATCTCACTGAGGCTGACAATGGCACACCCTCATATGATGGTGCAAAATCTCTGGGCAAGGCTGTCTCAGCTAATGTGAGCATCACAAACAATTCAGCTACACTGTATGCTGATGATGTCCTTGCTGAGAGTGACACATCATTCCAGACAGGCACAATCACATGTGGTGTTGATGAGGATGCTGATGCAACATTTGCACCTTTGCTCGGTCACAGCAACACAGAGGGTGTTGTTGTAAAGAATGCAACAGACACAGCACCGTGGGTTGGTGTTGGTAGAATCATCACAAAGATGGTCTCTGGAGTTTACTATTATAAAGCTGAGGTGCTTTATAAGGTTAAATTCTCTGAGCCCTCACAGGATGACAGCACAAAGGGTGAATCCATTGAGTTTAGGACACCTGAGATTGAGGGTACAATTGCAACACTGGCAAATGGCAAGTGGTGCACATCTCAGACATTCACCACAAAGGCAAATGCTCTGGCATTCATACAGGGCATCTTTGCAAACTCTGTGACATACACATACACAGAGGTCACACCTTTGGGCACAGAGAATCCAAAGGAGGAGGGCTGGTATATCAAGAATGGCACAGATTATATTCTTGCCCTTGATACAACAGTGGTTGCTGACAGAGAATATTATGAGGTCTCTGTTGGTGAGGGCTGATTTTCAGCACTGAGACTTGAGCCCAGCTCTGTGAGGGCTGGGCTTTTTTAAAACTACACAAAAACATGGAGGCATCACATGAATACAACATCATCATTTAAATACAGAGACAAGGAGATCAAACTTGTTTTCAATCTCAATGTTATGCAAGAGATACAGGAAAATTATGGCACTCTTGACAGATGGGTTGAGCTCACAACAGGTGAGAATGGCACAGAGGAGGTTGACATCAAGGCTCTCAAGTTTGGTTTGACAACAATGATCAATGAGGCAATTGACATTGACAATGATGACAACGGCACAAACGAGCCTTTTTATACAGAAAAACAGGTGGGTAGAATCATCACAGAGGTGGGCTTGTCTGAGGCAACAAAGGCATTGCACAACACTGTAATTGATTCAACAAAGGATGACACAGGAAAAAACGCATAATCCATGAGAATGATGAGGCTCACATCAATTTCTCATGGATAAAATATATAGGTAGAGCAAAACTCAACTTGTCAGAAAAAGAGCTCTGGAGATTGACCATCAGAGAGTTTTTGAATTTATATCAAGCATATAAAGATCAATTTGACACAGAGCTTTGCCTCAGACTAAACAGGACAACATTTAAACAAGCTGAGGCTGAGGCAATGGCACAAGAGGAGTGGTTTTAAGGAGGCAAAGACATGGCTGGTTTTGGTGGCTCAGTAAAGCTGACAGGTGAATCAGAATATAGAAAAGCATTAAAACAGATTCAAGTGGAGCTCAAAGAGGTCAGCTCAGAGCTCAAACTTGTCTCAGCTCAGTATGACAAAAATGATGATTCAACAGAGGCACTGACAGCAAGATCAGAGGCTCTGTCAAAGATGCTGGCAACACAAAAGTCAGCTCTTGAGACAGTCAAGGCATCCTATGCACAGTTGTCAGCTGAGCAAGCAAAAAACAAAGCAAGTCATGATGCTCTTGTTGCTAGGTATGAGCAAGAAAAGGCTGAGCTTGACAGGCTGGGCAAAGAGCTGGGCACAAACTCAAATGAGTATAAAGAGCAAGCTCTTTTTGTGGCTCAGCTGGCAAAAGAGGTTGACAAGAGCTCAGCCTCAAATGTAAAGGCTGAGCAAACACTCTCTGGCATGCGAGTGCAAATGAATGATTTACAGACATCCATTGCAAACACAGAGAGCCAGATGGAAAAGACTGATGATGCAACAGATGAGCTGGCTGATTCAACCAAAGAGGCTGGCAAAGAGGCACAGTCAGCTGGTGATGGGTTTACTGTTTTCAAGGGTGTGCTTGCTGATCTTGCAAGCTCAGCAATCATGGGTGCTCTCAATGGCTTAAAAGAGCTGGGCGGTGCTCTCATTGATGTGGGCAAACAAGCAATTATGTCATATGCTGACTATGAGCAATTGGTGGGCGGTGTTGAGACATTGTTTGGTGATTCAGCACCCATTGTTGAGGAGTATGCAAAGAATGCATACAAGACAGCTGGCTTGAGTGCTAATGAATACATGGAGACTGTCACATCATTCTCA